CCGGTATTGGTATCTTTTGTGATGTTTGTTCCATATTTTTTAGAAAAATATTCCATCCATTTCGGATCTCTATCATATTGATGAACAATCACAAAGGGAACACCGGCAGAATTCACAATGATTCCATCGTCCGTCATTGTAGGTGCTTCTTCCAATAAATAAGGCTTTAGCATTTCAACAACATCAGGTTTGTTTGTCACATGTGCATTCACAGCCCATGCGTCTTTTAATTTTGTAAAATGTGTTTTTGATGACCAAAGTTTTGTGTTGAGCAACATATTATATGCGGCTTGGTCACAAACCCAATCAGGTCTATTCAAAGAGAATTGATAGAGATAGAAACACAACTCTTGAATCAATAAACTGCGACCTGCAAGAACACCCACATTACAAACTTCATTTTCTTTTATTTCATTATAAAAGTAATCACCGAAATTCTTTCTAATGTTCTCACGGTTCCATTCTTCATCTTTTACTTTGATTGCTTCGGATGATGCAACGATACCTGTTACAAACGGAGCACTGATATGTTTGTCGAGATACAATGTTGGATCGGATTGGAAAATAACATCACGCACATCTGTAGAAATTACGTAACGATATACTCCCTCATTTTCTTTTAAGAAATTGTAGATGTGGATGAATCGTTGCATGTGAATCATCATCTTGTCATTACGTGGAACAGGTATGACAATAACACCTTCTTCAATCAATTTCTTTACTAATTCGGGTGTTGTACCGATTGCAAACAGTACAGTATCACCCTGGAAGCCTGTATCTTTGATTGACTGTACCCAAGGCTTGAGTACATCATAATCCGTGTAGTTGTTGAATGCACCTATGATTAGGTCTTTTTCCGCCATGGGTATTCTCCATTCATTCTTTGTTTCATCACTTCATTACCTTTCATAAAGAAACTATCCTGTACCGAGTCTGCACGACTGGCTACCCTATAGTTTACTGTATATTGACCGTTTGTGTCAAATTTTGGTAGATTTTGCATCATAAATGGAGATAAAATTCTATCAACTTCTGGTTGCTCCTGTGGATGCCTTGCACGGCGATACCAGTAAGGAGAGAAATGAATTGCCGCCATTTTGGGAATCATAAAGCAATTCACATCGATGAAGTTGTCATTCAACACAGATTTCCATTTACCAAGAGATTCACAATCGTCATTACATATGTATTCACCTTCCTGGCTTACAATTTTTCTCAGTGAATATGCCCAATCATTACCTTGTTGAATAACGTCAACAAGTGATTCGATGTGGTTGTCCTCATACCAATTATCTTGGTCGAGGAAGCAAATGTATTCACCCTCTGCAATATATGACATTGCACCATAGATTCTGTGACCATTGTATTGGTCGTAACCTGTATTGTGTGGAACGGAGAATGCTGTGGAACGTGTTGCACCTTCCATGAGTTGTGTGGCTCTTACACCATATTTGTCGAACCCATCAACAACAACTAGGTGTTGTATGTTAGAGTAGGTTTGTCTGTCGATTGATTTCAATACATCACTTAATTGGTCACTAGCCGTAGTAGGCGTAATGACCGTCACCAATGGTTTCATAATTTAGCTCCGTGTCACCTTAAGAATTTTTTGTATCTGTGCTTCAATAACTGGTCCACGATTTGGCCACTTAATGATTGGTTGATCCGCAGTTTTGAGTAGTTTCATCAGGAAAGGAATGATAAGTTTTTCAGCTTCGGCCAGTCTAGCCTTATACTGTTCTACAGTATCTTCTTTTTGTGAAATGATGGAATTGTATTCTTCTTCATCCGTTGCAGTGAAGCCGAAATCAAAATCATCTTCATACTCACTGAGAATTTTTTGGGTATCTTTGTCTAATGGCATATTAAATGAAACAGGAAAGGTTTAATTGGTCTTTTTTAATTGTAACAGATTTTCCATCAACTGGCGCTATATTAAATGGTGATTTTTTACTTGCAGGTATGGAGAATTGCATTTCAAAAGTGAACTGGTAATTACCACCACCTTTGTATTGTACACGGGCACGATACGTAGCCTTTGCAGATTTTCCGAACATTGGAACATCTTTCAGCTTCAAAGGGTTTTTAGAACCCATCAAATAAAAACCATGTGTACCAACATTCACATAAAACGTGTCTTTTTTATTGTAGTATTCTTCGATCTTACTTGCCGCAATCTCACCACGAATATCGGGAAATGTGTCTCTATCCCTTTCGTACCTCTGTTGATTCGTTAACTTACCGGCAGTAGATTCCCACAATAGGTCTTTGTCACGTTTGAATGGAATTTCTTTCCATTGTTTTTTTATAATATCAAATAGACCAACTTCTGCGGCCAAATCGGCAATGAATTGTTTTTCATCATCGTCCTTTTTGATATCACCAAATTTCCATGGGTTCTTTTTGTCTTTACTATCATACTTCATGACAAGAGAACCAGCAGATGCGGCTGTGATTTTCAATTCACAACCAGCCTTTTTCTTTTTGTATTCAAGCATCAAGTCTGGTTGGTCGTGTCCTGCACCGGCTGGAACAAAAGATTTTGGTACAAACCCCAAAGGTTTTAATAAGTTTGCGGCATTCACTTCGTATTGAAAACCTTGTTGTGCGGCCATTTCTAAACACTCCAAATGGAAGTATTTATACTTTGAACCCTCCAAAATCTTTCTTCTTGAAGTTACCATTCTGTTGTGGTGGTCTTTGTGTTGGATTATGTCCTGCATCAGCCAAACCTGATTGTGCATCTTGTTCAACATCATACAGCTTCATCTTCGACCTGTCAACACCAAGAACAAATCTTTTATATGCTGAAGGATCAGAATATCGATTCTTCAACTGTTTCACCATAATCTGGCCAAGTGCTTCAAGTTCTTCGGAAGAAATGAGAGCAAACATCAGATCAGCGGTTGCTGGCAAACCAAAACTTTCACTTGTGTCTTCGAGTCCGGGGTCGGATGAAGTAAAACCAGACCGTGTTGTCTGTGTAGCAGAAACAATTGGGACTCCGAATTCAACGGCAAGTCCTCGCAATTCTTCTGCAATGGACTTAACATAGGTGTAGGAGTTGATGTTTGCGCCTGCTTTAATCCTTGATGAACAACAAATATTAAGATAATCAATAAAGATAATATCAGGTACAAAATTCTTCTTAAGGTTAAGTTCATTTAATAGTGTTCTAAAATGTACAGCGGATGCGGATGCTGTTGGATATTCTTTAATAATTAATTTACCAGTGGTCATGTCCTTGACACGTTTGACCTTTCGGTCATACATGTCTTTAGGAAGTTGCATCAAATCATCGATGGACACATTAAGCAAATTTGCATCTATACGTTCTGCAATTTTTTCTTCAGCCATTTCCATAGTGATGTAAAGTACATTTTTACCTTGTGACATAGCACCAGCGGCAACATGACACATAAAAAGAGACTTACCAACACCAGTACCAGCCAAGGCGATATTGAGGGTTTTTGTAGGAAGACCGCCCTTCGTGATCTTGTTGAAGTATTCAAGGTCGAACGGAATTCTTTCTTCTTTTCTGTGGTAGAATTCGTATCGTCCATCTGAGTCCTCCAAGTAATCGTGACCAACAGAATTGTCGAAACTTACTGCAAGAGCATCGGACAAAATTTTAGGAATTGCACCTTTATCATTAGTCTTATCTTTACCATCCAGAATTGAGATTGAATTTAAGACTGCATTATAAATGGCTTTTTCCTGGCAGAACTTTTCAGTTTTGTCGATGAGCCAATTGTTATCAGTTTTTTGTTCCGTCTTTGCAGATTGTTCAATTTCTTGAAGATAAGTTTCGCACTTTTCCACTTCATCATTTGTGAAGTTACGCCTTTCTTTGATGGCCAATGTAATTGCTTCAATAGATGGCGTGCTGTTATAAGCATTTGTAAATGATATGATTTCATTAAAAATTGCCTTTTCTGACCGGTCTGTAAAATATTCATCTTTCAGGAAGGGTAAAGACTTTCTCAAATAGTCTTCATTCGTTATCAGGTTCCTCAGAATAGTCTGTTCCAACTTCATCAATAATCCCTTTATCAATATTATTTGACATGATGCTAACCAAAACATCACCAATGTGATTCTTGAAATTCATGTCATTTTCAAGTTCTTCCTTTTTTAATGGAGTCTCCAACACATTATACACGAATTGGAGATAGATGGCACCATCTTTCTCCTCCTCAAACTTCACTTTACCATATTGATAAACGGTGTCGATGTATTTTCCGGAAAGTAACTTGACACCAACTGTAGTATCTTCTGATTCTGGAATCACATAATTAAAATCAACACCTTCTTTATACTGGTTCATCTTCTACCTCAATTTCTTCTTGAATGATTTCTCCAGCCGCAACACGATACTTTTCTTCAATGAATTTACGGAAAGATTGTGTTTTTAGAATTGGCAACCAGAACTCTTTTGTGTCAGTATCTTTGATGCGATACTTCTTATCTTCTACTTCACCAGTATCTTTGTCCACCTTAGAGTACCATCCGTTTGATGGCTTGATAACGTGTCCGGATTCAAGTGCAATATCAAGTAAGCCGCTCCACTTGCTAATGCCACCGTCAAAAGATACAGACACAGGGATTTTAGATTTTTCTTTGACATAACGGGATTTTTCTACGTTGATTATAAAATTGTAACCGACAATTTCGGTGCCTTCTTTTTCTTGTTGGCGACCAATAATAAAAATATTGTCGGCAGAGTAATAAGAACCTGTACCACCACCAACAATGTCTTTTGGATACAAACCAATTTCTTTGTATGTGTGATTCACAACAACCATTGGAATGTCT